GTTGTTGCATAAGAGGAGCAGACAAAATGAAGCGACGTGAGGACTTTCCTCTCATGAAGGTGACTCTAAACCTTTATGATGGGGACTTTCAACAGCTCCAGTCCCTCTATCCACGACTCGGCGCTTCGAAAGTGATCCGCGTTCTCGTCCATTCACACTTGAAAGACATTCACTCGAAAGCAACAACCCGCATCAAAGAAGAGGAAGCAGCATGACCGACATCAGCGAACTCTTTTCTCGTGATCCTGAGTCACTCACCGATCAAGACCTCGACGCAATCGTGAAGCACCTTCAATCCCTTCGCGCTCAGTTCATGCTTGGCGCAAAAACAGCTGGAACAATGAAGAAGCGAGCAACCAAAGAGAAAGTAACAAACATCAACTTGGATGAGCTTGGTCTATGAAAGCAATCATTCTCGTTCACTCAGACAGAGCAAAGTACTTGCTGTTTGTCAAGCCAATCAGCTTTGATACCCAAGCATGGGCCAATGAACACAGAGCATCATTGAAATTGCTCCAAGTCGTTCGTGTAATCGAGGAGGTAGCATGAACAAACCAGAAGCCTTTTTCACAGGAACACAAGTCCAGCAAACGTGGGACTCGACATCCCTCGGCTGGCTTAAAGAGTGCCCCCGCAAGTACTACTACAGCATGATCGAGGGCTGGAACAGCAAGCACAAAAGCTACCACTTGATCTTCGGCTCTTACTACCACAAATCACTTGAACTCTACGACCTGGAAAGAGCGAAGGGCGCTGATCACACAGTCGCCCTCCGCGACACTCTCCGATGGCTGATGAAGATCACTTGGGAGTGGGAAAGCGATGACACCGCAAAGAATAGAGAGACGCTCGTCCGCTCTGTCGTTTGGTATCTCGATCACTTTCAAGCGGACACAGCGCAGACGATGATCTTGAGTGATGGCCTCCCAGCCGTCGAACTGACCTTCCACTTTGAGCTAACGAAGGAGATCACCCTTGCCGGACACCTCGACAGACTTGTCACATTTCTTGACGCTCCGTATATTATGGACAGAAAAACAACCGGAGCCACACTCGGATCAAACTACTTCGATCGGTTTGAGCCAGACAATCAAATGTCCCTTTACACACTTGCAGGACGGATTGCGTATGATACTCCCGTCCGAGGTGTTATCATTGATGCCGCTCAGATCGCCGTCGGATTCACTCGTTTCGATCGAGCTATCACATATCGTACAGATGATCAGCTCAAAGAGTGGACACGAGACACCATCTCCTGGATTGAGCGATCCTACGGATATGTCGAGAAAAACTACTGGCCTATGAACGACAAGGCCTGTATGCTTTGCAATTACAAGCGGATCTGTAGCAAAGACCCGAGCGTTCGTGAGACCTTCTTGAACAGCGACTTCGAGAAGAGGAGGTGGAACCCAAGTGAGGGGGCTAAGAATGCTTAGGCCTCCTAATGAGAGGCCACCATATGAGATGGCTATGAAAGAACATGCCTGGCTTCTACGAGCGGAAGGACTGTCGTTAAGAGCAATTGCCGGCCGCTGTGGTGGGAGTGAGACAGCAGCAATGAACAGAATACGAACTTTCGGTCGTCGAGTACGAATAGCAATGATATACATAAAGAGAGGAAAATATGCCCAGCCTTGACAAGCACGTCAGCACAACAACAACCAAGCTCTTAATGATTGGAGACTCCGGTGCAGGAAAAACCTCCTCTCTCGCTTCACTCGTCGAAGCCGGATACAAGCTCCGCATCCTCGACTTCGACAACGGGCTCGACTCCCTTGTCTCACAAGTCCGCCGAAGATGCCCTGATAAGGCTCAGAATGTCTCGTTTGAAACACTCCGCGACCAGTACAAGGGTTCTGGCGCTGGGGTTGTGCTCGACGGAGCGCCAAAAGCTTTTATCACGGCAATGCAGCTACTCGATAAGTGGGGAGAGTTGGGTAAACCGAGTCAGTGGCCGACCGATACGGTTCTCGTCATTGACTCTCTTACTTTCTTTTCTCAAGCAGCCTTCAACTACGCCCACTTTCTCAACCCCGGAGCAAAAGATAAGCGAGCCATCTTCTACTCCGCTCAAGAGTCCATCGAACACACCTTAGCCATGTTGACGGCTGAGTCATTCAAGCCCAACGTGATCGTCATTGCTCACATGACCTTTCTCAATCGGCCAGACGGCACGACGAAAGGCTTTCCGATCGCAGTAGGGCAAGCCCTTTCGCCGAAGATCGCACCTTACTTCAACTCAGTTGCCTTAGTCGAGTCGTCTGGCTCCGGACAGTCCATCAAGCGTTCGATGAGGACTGTCTCCACCCCCTTGATCGATCTGAAGAATCCGGCCTCGTTCGAGTTGGCTGAGACGCTCCCGATCGACCAAGCCCTGGTCACGTTCTTCCGAACCGTCCAGGGTGCTTCCAACGTAGTGAAACTTGCAAAATAGAGGATCAACAAATGACAGACTTTCAAGACATCTTGAACAAGCCTATGAGTGAGATTGATCGACCGAAGCCTTATCCAGTCGGCAGCTACGTCGCACTTGTTGAGGGCCTTCCTAAGTTTGAGAAGGTGGGAGAGAATCAGACTCAATGCGTGGACTTTACCCTCCGCTTTTTGAGTGAGAGGGAAGACGTGGATAAGCTGGCCTTGATGGAGGCCGGTGGGATCAACGGCAAGTCAATCCGTCACAGAGTGTTCTTGACTGAGGACTCGCTGTGGAGGGCCAAGAAGTTCTTGGTCGATGATCTCGGGATCGACGATGAAGGCGGAGCGAAGCGGTTGTCTCAGCTCATTAACGAGGCACCTGGTCGTCAGGTCATCATCACTATCCGTCACCGCCCTGCAAAGGACGGCTCGGTTGTTTACAGCGAAATTAGTCAGACCGCCAAGGTTTGATTAGTAGGAGGCGGGGGCCTAACAAGCCCTCGTCTCTTTTATCCCACCCAGAGGAGACTAAGCCTATGCGAAAGCTTTTGCTGGCTACGACAGTGCTTTGCGCCTTAGCCAGCGGCGCACAAGCTACCACAGTAAACCTCGGCCTTGACCCAACGCCTTGGATCACGGATGGAGCAGCTAACCTAACGATCACTCCAACCGCTCCTGGTCAGCAAGTCACGAACCTGCCCTGCATCATCTGCGGTGCAACTCAGCCCCAGCAACCAGCTGGCTTCGGCTATAACGACTTCCACAACAACGGAGCACAGAACACAGTCAGTTATTTTTCTACGGCTGTCGTTCCTGGTGGTGGTGGGTCTGGACTAGCCCAAGACCAGTTCGCTGGTACGACTGGCTATACTCTCACAGCCAACTCTCCACTGCTCAATGCTATCGGCGGCTTTAACGGCTTCAGCATCGGAGTGGATAGCAACCAAGCGGGGACGGATGCTCAGATCCTGGAAAGCTTCTGGTTTCTGAACCTCTCGACCCACACGGTCCTGGCAGTCTTCCGGCCGCCAGGTGGTTACGACATCAGTCCGCTTAACAACGGGACCGGCTTTCCTGACTACACGATCAATGGACTCTCTTTGGCTGGCGTCAGTGCTGGGGATCAGATTATGTTCTTCGCGCGTATCACTAACGCAAACGATGGACCTGATAGCTTCTTCCTCATCCCGCAAGTGGCGGCAGTTCCACTTCCTGCTGTTGGCTCTGGGTTTCCCTTGCTGATCGCAGGTATCGGCGGTCTTGTAGCGTTGCATCGTAGGCGTAAAGCGCGTTTAGCTTAATTAAGTCGGGCCGGAGCCAGCAGGTCTTGCATTTGGCTCCGGCCCTTCCTCACAGGAGAGTCAAATGACTTCTGCCCAATTCCAGTCAGTCTCTACATCAGCAATCATAGTCAACCGCGATGAGCGCCAACGGAGCGATCTCGAGGACGTTGACGTTCTTGCTGACTCGATCAGACGACTCGGCTTAATCCATCCTCTCGTTGTCACGAGAGATCTTGTTCTTGTCTCCGGTGAGCGTCGGCTTACCGCGGTTAAGTCACTTGGCTGGAGCCACGTCACCATCCAGTTCCAAGACGAGTGCGACGCTTATCTGCTTCACGCCATCGAACTCGAAGAAAACGTGAAGCGCCGGGAACTGCCGTGGCAAGATGAGTGCAGGGCCGTACAAGAGTATCATCAACTGAGGGCGAATGAAGAAGCTAAATGGACGCTCGAAGACACCGCGGAGGCGCTCGGACTCACACAGCCGGAAGCGTCGGCGCGGATCACTGTCGCCAAAGAACTGGCGGACCCGAAGTCGATGATCCACGCAGCGCCTCGCTACACTACAGCGGTTAACATGACTCGACGAACTGCTGAACGAAAGGCCGCCGCTGAGTTAGATAAGATACTTGATCTTGTCGAGCCGGAACGGCCGAAAGACACGATCCTGAACACTAGCTTTCTAAAGTGGGCTCCAGAGTACCGAGGGCCGTTGTTCAACTTCATCCACTGTGACTTTCCTTATGGCATCAACGCTCACAAGTTCGGCTCAGCCTTTGTTGGAGGCCACGTTCACGGAGACTACGAAGACACCAAAGAGAACTACATCGAGTTAATCAAGTGTCTCCTTGGCAACCTTGATAAGATCATGAGTGATAGTGGCCACTTGCTGTTCTGGTTCTCGATGACCCACTACCACGAGACATTCGAGCTTCTTTCCTCAGAGTTCTTCGTCGATGCTTATCCGCTTGTTTGGCACAAGAGCGACAACGCTGGCAACGCTCCTCGTCCACAGCACATGGCTCGTCGAGTTTACGAAACAGCGTTCTTTTGCTCGAGAGGCGATCACCCGATCGTCAAGATCGCAAGCAACCTCTTCTCTGCATCGACGGTCTCAGATCGTCACATGAGTGAGAAGCCAGTCACAATGCTAACTCACTTCTTCAAGATGCTCGTTGACGGCCACACGGCAATGCTCGATCCTACAGCCGGTTCCGGTTCAGCTCTCCGTGCAGCAAAACGCTTGGGTGCTACCCGCATTATGGGACTCGAGATTAACGAACAGTTCGCGCGTGATGCCAACAAAGCTCTAACAGAGGACACAATGGAATGAGAGTCTACATCGCCTCCGACATCAAGTATGCCAGGCGTTGGATTAAGTTGCGTGAACAACTGTTTCCGAGAGTGGTAATTGTTTCGTCTTGGATCGACTTTCTTAAAGATGGAGAGCCAAAGGCGTCAGCTCAAGTCGTTAAAGAGTCTTGGGAGAACAATGTCAAAGATGTTCTCTTGTCTGATGTGTTGATACTGTATGTTGAGCCAGGTGACTCTATGCGTGGCTCTTGTTTCGAGGCGGGGATTGCGTTCACTTCAGGTAAGCGAGTTATCTTTGTGGGTGACTTGCCGACGATTGGCTCAGTTGTCTGTTGCTTCGAGAAGTTCGGGACAATGGAGCACGTTCTTCAGTTCCTCGCTGACGAGGAGATGATGCACACGGACTTTACTGGAGCGGTGAACTGATGTATGGTGAGATCTTCATCTTAGGCGAGGCGTGGGGCGAGCATGAGGAGCGTGCTCGTGCCCCCTTCGTAGGACCAAGCGGTTACGAACTGACGAGAATGCTCGACGAGGCCGGTATCAGTCGGCGTGACTGTTACCTCTCCAATGTCTTTAACCTCAGACCAAAGGAGAATAACATTGAAAACCTTTGCGGGACTCCTAGCGTCAACGGCTACGGCCCCATCAGTAAAGGGAAGAGCATCAAAGCCGACTATGCACCTGAACTTGACCGTGTGCTGCGCGAGTTGCGGAGCGTTAAACCAAATCTCGTTTTGGCCCTCGGAAACACTGCCGCGTGGTTCCTTCTCAACGCCACCGGAATCAGTAAGTTCCGAGGAACAGTTCAGGAGGCATCCTTTTCTTCCCAAGGAAATGGCCTCGGACAAAAAGTCCTCCCAACCTTTCACCCAGCAGCTGTACTCAGACAATGGGAACTCCGTCCAACCGTCGTCGCAGACTTCATCAAAGCCCGACGAGAGTCCCGTTTCCCAGAAGTTAGACGACCTAAGAGAGAAGTCTGGATCGTCGAAAGCCTTCAAGACATAGCCCTCTTTTATCGGACTTACTTACAAGGGGCGAAGGAGATCGCCTTTGACATTGAGACGGCGTTTAACGAGATCACCTGCATCGGCTTCGCGCCTTCTGAAAAGATCGCTGTTTGCATCCCTTTCGTCGATTACAGAAAGAATGGATGGAGTTATTGGTCAGCCACCGACGAAGTGCAAGCTTGGCAGTGGGTCAAGAACATCCTACACTTGCCCGCCACGAAGACAGCGCATAACGGTATCTTCGACATCCACTTTCTGTGGAGAAAGCTCGGAGCAACTCCAACCAATTACACTACAGACACAATGCTCCTCCATCATGCGCTTCAGCCGGAGTCTCGGAAAGGTCTGGGCTTTCTTGGCTCAGTTTATACGAACGAGGCGTCGTGGAAGCTAATGAGACAAAGTGATAAGATACTGGAGAAGAGGGAGAAATGATCTACTTGATCGCACATCTCGTTCGTGGCAAGCCGACCTACGACATAGCTGAGTCGATGGATGGGACTGAGAGTGACCCTGGCCCTTGGTTCATCACCTCAATAGGATGGCGAGCTTATCCTTATTGGCAGAAGCCTCTTGGTGAGATAATGCATGGGTATCAACTCCCTAATCCACCAGATGTTATTGCTTGGCCTGACTACATCCAGAAGCAGAAATCACGAGAGAAGGTGGCGAAGCCACTTCGTCAACCAATCGACCTTGAGGAGTTAGGCCTGTGAAGTTCCGCCCCCGACAGCTTGAGGTCGATGCGTTCCAGCTCGGCCGTGACCCACAACCTGATTGGTTCAAGCGTGCCATCGAGTTCGAGTGGGCTGTCGTCTATCCAAACTCAACAGTCCTTCGAACCTCTTATGGATCAACTCGTACCGTCTTTAAGGGTGATTGGATCTTGTGTGGCTACAACGGAATACCTCATGCTATCAGCAAAAATGACTTTGACAAGATGTATGTGGAGATAGGAAATGAAAATCGTTCAGACTGAACACATTTCCCCTCATATGGGAGAGATGGAAAAACAGTGGGTCTACAACGGACTCGACTGTTGTGTCACTCATGAGATCAGCTCGATCCTACAGGAGCAGCTTGATGACGTAACTCGAGAGACGTATAACCTTCGCTTCGCGTTGCAAGCACCTGTGCTGGAGATGAACCTTCGTGGTGTCTTGGTTGATATAACTGAGCGTGACCGCCTCATCATCGACTATGAGAAGCGGGTCAAACGCTTGAGTGACCAACTTGATGTGATCCTCGAAGTGGGGATCGGCACAACTTGCAAGTGGTCCTCTCCAAAGCAACTGATGGAGCTGTTCTATGGCGTACTCTGTATACCCCCTATCCGCAGACGAGGAACGTCTGGTGAGATGGTTCCGACAGTCAACAGGGGCGCACTTGAGAAGCTTACGAACTACTTCGTCGCTCAGCCCATCGTCAACCACATTCTTATTCTTAGAGATATACAAAAGAAGATCTCAGTTCTTAAAACTCGGATTGACGCTGACAATCGAATGCGTACAAGCTTCAATATCGCAGGGACCGAAACGGGACGCTTCTCCAGTTCAATGGCTGATCTCGAGACTGGAACAAATCTCCAGAACATCGAGGAGGGCCTCCGACGAGTCTTTATAGCTGATCCAGGAATGAAGCTTGGAAACATAGATCTCGAACAAGCCGAGTCTCGAGTCGTGGGTGCAATCTGTTGGAACTTATTCGGCGATGGAGCATATCTCGATGCTTGTGAGTCAGGAGATCTCCATACCGAAGTTGCTAAAGGAATTATGCCAGCACTACCTTGGACAGGAGATAAGTATAAGGACCGCGAGATTGCCGAAAGACCACACTATCGTCAGCACTCCCTCCGGTACATGGCTAAGCGACTTGGCCACGGCAGCAACTACATGGGACAGCCCGCGACAATGGCTTTTCACTCCCAGATGCCAGTCAAAGTTATCAAGGACTTCCAGACGGCGTACT